GTACCAGGTGAATGGTATGGTATATACAGGGTAGGTAACGGACGTGTTTGGAACGAATATGTAAAAACAGGTAAAGTAAGAGGATTTAGTGTAGAAGGTTACTTCTATAATAATGTATTAACTAAAAAATAATTAAACAACACAAACAATATATTTATAAACAAATACAAATTAAACAATTATGAACAAAGAACAATTAAAAGAGTTAGTAAAAGCTCACTTTAATCTTGTTGAACATACCCCTGACGTTGCTAAGGAAAAATTTGGAAAAGTCTTTGATGAAAACAAAGCATTCCAAATCGTATTTCCAGGTGATGAATTGAAAGTAGGTGACGAGGTAAAAGTTGAAACTGCAGAAGGACAGACGTCCTTAGCTCCAGATGGTGAACACAGATTAGAAAACGGAACTACTATTGTAACTGAAGGTTCTTCAGTAGTATCTATTACTGATTCTGATGGTAAAAAAGAAGAAAAAATGGAAGAAGAAAATCCAGGTTTAGCTGCTAAAGAAGACGAAGAAGATGCTGCCGAAAAGGTAGGATTTGCTGGTCCTAAAGAAGATATTTCTGGTGTACAAGGTACTACTCCTCAAAACTCTACTACTGTAACTGATGCTTCTGTATCTGAATTAACAGGTCCTGTTGACACTGAAGCTAAACAAGAATTAGCTAAAATTAAAGAGGAAATGAAATCAATGAAAGAGGAAATGAAGTCAATGAAAGCTAAATTTGAAGAAATGGCTAAATCGCCTGCTTCAACTAAAACTATGATGTCAGCTGAAACTAAAGAAACATTCTCAAACGATTCATTACAAACAAAACAAATGAACGTAATGCGTGAATTAATTAAAAACAAAAACAAATAAACAACAAAACTAAAACAATAAAATTATGTCATTAAACGTAACCGCCCTAGCCGATTTTAACAACCAGATTGCTGGTGAGTTAATCATCAAAATGGTTTATGCTGGTTCAACTATGGAATATATCACTATTCAAGAAGGTGTTAAATTCCAAGAGCCAATTAACCTATTCGAAGTTAGCCTTTACATGCAAAACGGTACTTGTGTATCTAGTGCATCAGGTTCAGCTACATTCACTCAACGTACTATCGAAGTATGTCCTCGTACATCATTCGATGCTTTATGTTTGAAAGACCTTGACAAGAAATACTTAGGTATCTCTGCTTTAGCTCCAGGTTCTTACAACGAAACTTTCGCATTAGCTACTCAATACAGTGAGTTGTTAGTAAACCAATTCCAGAAAGCAAACGACCAATTCCTTTGGGCTCAAGTTTCTGGTTCAGCTTCTACTTTCGGTGGAACTTGTGCTACTAGTGGTTTAGCTACTATTATCAGTTCTTCAACAACAGGTGTTGTTCCAGTATTGATTAACGCTGCTTCAAGTTCAGCTGCTAACATTTTGACCACTATGGACACTATGATTGCTACTTCAAGTGCTGATGTTGCTAACAGAGAAGATTTAACGTTCTTCATGTCAGTTACTTTATTCCGTAACTACTTGACTGCTTTACGTTTAGCTAATAACTTCTATTTTGACCCTGCTTCAGTTACTAACCGTTCTGGTTTGTATGAAATGGCTTACCCTTTCCAACCTAACGTAACAGTAGTAGGAACAGTAGGTTTGCAAGGTTTAAATCGTATATTCTTCGGTCCTGCTAAGCAAATTGTTGCTGGTACTGATTTGTTAAGCGATTTCACAGAATTCCAATTATGGTATGATATCAACACTGACACATTGCGTCACCGTATTTCTACTAAATTAGGAGTTAACATTGCATACCCTGAATTCTGGGTATCTGCTCAATAATTTTTGTTTAACAATTTAAAACTAGAAAGATAAAATTATGTCATGTTCAATAACAGCAGGATTTCAACTAGGTTGTCGTTCCAACACTGGTGGTATCAAAAACATTTATATCTTATCTGGTTCGATTACTAGCATTTCAGGAAGCCAAGGTTTAATTACCTCGATTTCCGGTTCAGGTAGCTTCTATCAATTCCAATTATTCCGTCAAACGTCTAATTTTAGTGAAGAGATAGTAGCAACTCCTGAAAATGGTACTGTAGTTTACAACCAAACTTGTAACGCAGTATTCTTTAAGATGCAAACAGCAACTCGAAACCAAGTAAGAGTATTAGCACAAAACCCTAACCTATCAATTATTATTGAAACTAACAATGGTAGCGAAAACGGAGCCGCTCGTTGGTTCTTGATGGGACAAGTAAACGGAGCTCAGTTATTGAGTGGAACTTCTGCCACAGGTACAAGCTTTTCAGATCTTAACGGATATAACTTGGTATTCTCAGGAAACGAACCAAATCCAGCTTCTGAGGTTAGCGGTTCAGCTACTTCATTCACTGGTTCATTAAGTGGTATTACAATTACCTCTTACTCAACTACTATCTAATTATTAACTAAACCGAAATGGGGGTTACACTAATGTGTTAACCCCCTACTTGGTTGAAAGTAAACTATGCTCCAACTAAACGTTTCTTCCACAGCAAACTCAAGTGCGGTTTACCCTGACGTAACGGCATCACTTGGTACAACTCAGGTTATACTTGAATTTACACAGTCATACGATTATTCTAAAAAGGGTGATGTAGTTGCTACTTTAATTAATGCTCCAAGTTTAACTAATCCTTGGTTAGTATTTCAAGTATCAGGTTCTACTTTACCAACAGCCTCAGGACAATACGATGTTAACATTTATCAATTTACATCTACATCTAGTAGTTTAGGAACGTGGGCAACTCAAGCAACTCAATGGTTTAATACTGCTGTATTATGGAGTGGAGGTTCAGGTTCAGCATTTACTAAAACACAATTATTATCAACTGAAAGAGCATTTATTTCAGGAAGCAATGGAGTATCTACAACCACATATTTATCACCGACAGACGGAGGTACTTATACTACCTATAATTATCCATAATAATGAGTAACAAATATACATTTAAAACTATCCCACGTAACAATGCAACTAATGAACGTATTAGTTTAGTTGAACGTAAAAATCAATTCTTTATTAGTTTTGGTAGTGATAATGGTTTTCCAAACAAATTAATTGATTTGATGAACTATTCATCAATTCACGGAACTTGTGTTAACGCAACCGTTGACTCAATTATTGGTAATGGATTAACAACAACTAATCCAGAAACCCTTGATTTTGCTAACTTTGAAAATGAATCGTGGAACGATATTTTCAAGAAAGTAGCTAAAGACTTAAAACTATTTGGTGGATTTGCTTTAGAAATTATTTGGAGCAAAGACAGAACTAAAATAGCAGAAGTATATCATATTGACTTTTCATACTTACGTGCTAAAGAGAAAAACTTTAGAGGCAAGGTACCAGGATACTATATTTGGGATGAATGGAATGGTATTAACTCATATGTTAATCAATCATTAACTGACATTCCTTACTTACCAGCATATAATCCTAATAAAAAACAAGATGAACCTTCACAGGTTTATGTTTATCAATCATATCGTCCAGGTATGAAATACTATCCAGTACCTGATTATGTAGGTGCTTTAAAAGTAATTGAATTAGATGCACAAATTGATAATTTCCACCTTAACAACATTAGTAATGGGGTTGTACCTAGTTTGGCTATTACTACATTCACTAATGCCAACGAGGAAGAAAGAGAAGCAATTGAAATAATGCTTCGTAACCAATATGGTGGAACAGAAAACGCAGGTAGCTTAATTTATATGGACGTCGATAGTCCAGAAAATGCTCCAGTCATAACCCCTATCGCCTCTAATGGAACAGATGTTTACTATACAACTATAAACGATTTAGTAACACAAAAAATATTAACAGCTCACCGTATTACCTCTCCTATGATGTTAGGTATTAAAACAGAAGGACAATTAGGTGGTAGAACAGAAACTAGCGAGGCATATTTGTTATTCACTAACACAGTAATTAAACCATTCCAACAAGCAATCTTAGATTGTTTTGATGAGATTTTAAAAATTAATTTTGGTAACGATTATGTTTTAGGTATTCAACAATTAAACTTATATAGTGATAGTGAGGAAGTTGTTGATGTAGTAACAGGACAAGACAGTGAAGTTGGAGAAGATAATATGTTAGAGGCACAAATCGAACGTGCTGATATGTTAAATTCACCAAACGTAAATCAACAAGGAACAACACAACCAATTAACTAAAAACTTTAAAATATAAAACTATGCCAATTCAAGTCATCAGCGGAACTACTCCCGCAAATACAGGACAACTAGCTACTCCAGCAACAACCAATTTTAATATTGCTTTTGTTTCAGCTAGCTATTCAGCATCATATGCTGCTTCATCAACAACTGCTTCATTAAGATCAGCTGCTATTACAGCATTTTCCGTAGATGGAATTAGAGTTGTATTTAATTCAGGTTCAACAGATCCTGTAAATACAGCAGATACCATTTACATTAATGATGTACCATTTGCTACTAGCGCAGCTAACTTTACAGCTACTGCCTCTGCGGTATTTAATGCTTCTGCCTCAGCAGCTAATAGTGCTACTGCTTATTCAGCATTACAAGGTATTACAAGTGCTGTTTCAGCTTCTACTGGGTTATTATTTTCTGTTGGAGCAACAGGTAGCTATGACAATGCTTATAATTTAAATACTCAATACACAGCAGTATCAGGTAGTACAACACTTACTTTTGGAGGTGCTTCAATGTTTGGACCTGCTGGTTCAGGTAAAGTAACAGGTTCATTTACTCAAATATTAGCAACTGCTGATGCTCAAGTAATTATTTCAGGTTCAGCATTAGGTGAAGCTGCTTTTACTTTATCAAAAGGAACTACCTTTAGTACAGGAAGTGGATTAATTCAAGCAATTACAGTTGTTAACCCACAAGGTACTGTAGTAGCATCTTAACAAACTAAAAACAAAGACAATGACTGATGTATTCATTATCAGTGAAGAAAACCTACGTCAATTCACTGACATAAACAATAACGTAGATAGTAAATTACTGAAGAACGCAGTAAGAGAGGCACAAGATATTGAAATACAGCGTTTATTAGGTACTAAATTATATCAAGCAATTTTAGATAAAATTGAAACCAATACACTAACAGGTGTTTATGAAACCTTAGTGTTAGATTGGGTACAAAATGCCCTATTATATGCTGCTTACTATTATTCACTTGAGGACATTTATGTTCGTCCACGTAATAATGGTTTGTTATCACCAACAGGTGGTGAAAATAGTGAGAAAGTAGATGGTACTTGGTATAATCGTAAACGTCAATCTGTTGAAAATAAAAAACAATTTTATGAAGAGCGTTTAACTAATTATTTAATTCAAAAACAAGGATTATATCCAGAATTAAATGGTAACGTTGAACTTCAGCAGATGTTTCCCGACTTTGGCGTACAATATCGTTCACCTATCGTAATGAGACGT